CGCCTCACAGCCCGCGCTTCAGCGGCTTTTGACTGAGGGCGACAACAATACTTTGATCCCTACGGACAAATGGGCCGCTTTTAGCGAGAAAGGTGGCCTTAAGGGGACAATTGACCTTTTGCCTATTGATACCATCGCGGCGACCCTGATCCAGTGCTATCAGGCCCAGGCACAGATCAAGGGCCAGATTTACGAGATCACGGGCATTTCGGACATCATTCGCGGCCAAACGGCGGCGAGCGAGACGGCTACGGCGCAACAGATCAAGGGCCAGTATGCCGGTCTGAGGCTTCGCGCCATGCAAGAGTCCGTGGCGCTGTTTGCGACCGAACTGATCCGACTTAAGGCACAGATCATCTGTTCGCAGTTTCAGGAAGAAACCATCCTGCAATACGCGGCGGCACAGCAGTTGTCGCCCGAAGACCAGCAGATGATCCCTCAAGCCCTGCAATTGCTGAAGTCAAATCCGCTGCGAAACTTCCGCATTGAGGTTGCGGCGGATAGCCTTGTTCAGCTTGACGAACAGCAGATGAAGCAGGAGCGCATCGAATTCATTGGTGCGTTTGGTAACTTCTTGCGTGAGGCTGTGACGGCAGGGCAACAGGTGCCCGAACTGACGCCAATGCTCATGAAGGTCATGCAGTTTGCCATTGGCTCGTTCAAGCAGGCCAGGACCATTGAGGGCGTCATTGACGTAGCCCTTCAGAAACTGGAGCAAAAGCAGGCCCAACAGGCCCAAAACCCGCAACCTGATCCTGAAATGATGAAGGTTCAGGCGGAACAGCAGGGCGCTCAAATGAAGATGCAGGCCGATCAACAGGCGGCACAAATGAAGATGCAGTCGGACGCGCAAAATCAGCAGGCGCGTGTGCAGGCAGATATGCAGATTGAGCAAATGAAGGCTCAAATGTCCACGGAACTTCAGCGTCAAAAGCAGGAGTTTGACGCGCAAATGAAGCTTCGGGAACTGGCTCAACAGGAAGAATTTGATCGCTGGAAGGCTGAACTCGACGCGGCAACTAAGATCATGGTGGCGCGGATTGCGGCTAATCCTGGGTCAGATGTGACGCTTCTTGAGTCTCAGCAACAGTCGGCAAGCGATATGGCCGAAAGCATGAAGGAAGTCATTTCGGGCATTTCGTCTACCTACAACGACATGATGAATATGCACGGGCAGACGATGGAACGCCTAAATGGCGTCATGGAAAACCTGTCAGCGCCAAAGCGCCTTGTTCGTGGGCCGGATGGTCGCGCCGTTGGCGTCGAAACCGTGCGCCCAAGCATCCAATAGGTGAGGAATGGCTGACAACGTAGGATATACACCCGGCGTAGGCGCGGAAGTTGCTGCTGACGACATCGGCGGTGTTTTGCATCAGCGGGTCAAGATCGGCATTGGCGCGGATGGCACGGCAGTTGACTTGTCGTCGGCCAACCCCATGCCAATTACGGCGTCGTCGGCTATTCCCATTTCAACGCCTAGCGCTATTGACGTTACGGTTGGCAATTTCCCAGCCACGCAAACTGTCAATGTTTTGGACCCGTCAACCCAGACTACGTTTGGTCCTGTCATTGCGGCCAGCACGGTCCTGTTCAGCGCCGTGGATACGGCCAACGAGCGCACCATTGTTCTGCAACTGAGCGGGCTATGGAATGGCGGTGTTTATCTTCAAGCGTCTCAGGACAACACGACTTGGTGGGCCTGTCAGGGGTTTGGTTCCTCCAGCGACGTAGTTTTGTCGGATACGTTCTACAATCCCGACATCATCACTGTTCCGGTGGTCGCCCGCTATTTCCGCGCCATCACGACGCCTGACTTTAGTGGGTCGATCTCGGGTTCATATAGCCTTCGGGCGATTGATACCCCGCCGTTCTGGAACAACTCGCAACTGGTTGCGGTGGACCCGTCCGTCACCATGCCTGTCGGCGGTGTGGACCCCAACGGCCATGTGCGGCGTATGGCGCTTGCCCCCTCTGGAGGCGTTTTCCCGGCGGACGGCACGACTGTAACCGGCTCACGGCAAGGGGCGTCTGTCGGCCCTGTAGTGCTTGTGGACACAGCGGGTTACGGCTCCATCGTCCTGCAACTGGCAGGCACGTTCACCGGCACCATTTCGTTCCAGGCGTCAAATGACCTGACGACATGGACGACTGTGGCGGGCTGGTCTGTTTCGGGCGCTGCAACACCCGTCACTACGACCACGGCGGTCGGCCAGTGGGTGTTCCCCGCTGCGGGTCGCTACTTCCGCGCCCAAATTACTACGGCAGGCACTGGCGTTCCTCTAGGCATCGTCGTCCTGCGGAACTTCTCCGCGTGGATGCCGCTATCTACCCCGGCTGTCACCGCGACTAACCTTTCGACCAACATTGCTCAGATTGGCGGCACTTCCCCGGTTACGGCGGGCGTGGCGGGTATGTTTGCCGTTGGCGGCAACATTGCAGAGGACACGGCAGCAACCTCTAACCCGCTTATTTGCGGTGGTATTGCCCGCACAGCACTGCCTGCCTCAACTCTGGCTTCAGGAGATGCCATACGCCAAACTTTCAGCGTGTCGGGCCAGTTGATTACCAAGGAGAACGCGCCCGGCGACCTTGATTTTTATGTCAACGCAACGGTGACGACCAATACGCAAACCGCGCTTCGGGCGGCGCAAGCATCGCCTATTCGGCAAAATGTCACCGGGCTGACGTTCCAAAACACCAACGCAACCGCCACCACGCTGACAATCCAAGACGGCGCTACAACGCTGATTACTTTTAGCGTTCCAGCCAGTATGACGCTGCCTGTTCAGTTGAATTTCCCGACGCCCCTGCGCGGCACGGCAGCAACCGCGTTGAACTATACCGCAGGAACAACGGGCGCAAACATCCTGCTAAATGTCATTGGCTTTAACTCCTACTAGGAAACCACAATGCTTCTTCAAAACGTCGTTGGGCCACCCGCTGCGGCGGGAAACAATGCCATCGTCAACGGGCGCTCGGGTCAGCTTGGGGACGCCATCGTCTCTGAACTGCACGGGCGCTATTACGAAACCACTTACCGGGGCAATAGCTTCCTGCTGTCGGTCTCTACGGCTGCGGCGGTTACGGCCTACACGGGCGCTGCGGCGGGCACACCTATGCTGGCCTTGTTCAACCCGACTGGTAGCGGCAAGAACGCCGTCCTAAACAAGGCCGCCATCGGCAACGTGGTTGCGGCCTCGGCTGCGGGCACCGTGGCTTTTGGCCTCTATTTCGGCACAACCGCCGCCATCACGCAGGCCACGACCACCGCGCCCTGGACTATGAATACTCAGCTTCAGTCCGGCTCGGTCATGACCGGCTTCCGAAACGTCGCCCTGACTTCGGGTTCCGCCGCCAGCAACGTTATTCCCGTGGCTACCTATTATTGGGCCACCGCCGCTGGCGCTGCGCTCGTGACTGGTGGTCCGATTGATCTTGAAGGCTCAATCATCATTCCGCCCGGCTCTTACGTTGCTCTTGGCGGCTCCTCCGCTCTGACTTCCGCAACGTGGATTGGCTCGCTCCAGTGGGAAGAAGTCCCGGTTTAAAATGACTGTTCAGCAACTCATTCAGTTAGCGCAAAACAAACTGACAACCCTCCAGCAGTCTCGCCAGTGGGCCTGGGAAGCCGGTAATGCGGAATCCGTGAGTTCGCTGGACATAGAAATTGCTCAGACTCAAGACACATTGGCACGACTTCAGACGTTGATTTAAGCCATGTTGCTGACGCTGCTATCACAACAGGGCGCACCACCACCGCCCCCTGTTGTTGATTTTGACACGCATGATGGCGACAGGCAGCGTCGGCGTTTTGCTGTTGACCGCGATGAACGCAAAAAGCGTCGTAGTGACGTTATTGCCGCGTTTGAGGCCCTGGTCGAAGGTAAAGACCCAATTGTTGAGGAAATCGTGGAGGAATTCACGGTTGCCCAAGCAACGCCATCTGTCACAAGCCCTCGCATCGACTACGACAAACTGATCCGCAACATTGATGCTGTCCAGCGGCTCTGGAACGCCTATATTGACATGGACGACGAGGAAATTCTGTTGCTGCTATGAAATACAAAGCCGTTTGGGATAAAAAGGGACTGCTTGCCGAATATGAACATGGCGAACTGGTCTATCTCCGCAAGGACTACGAACCGCCTAATCAATCCGAACTTGCGCGTCCAATGGTCATCCGCGACATTGAGCCCTATCAGAACATGATTGATGGCAAGATGATTAGTGGCCGCGCAGAACATCGCGAATTTCTGAGACGAAACAATTGCATCGAAATCGGAAACGAGAAGATGCAGACGAAAATAGTTGCGCCAAAGACAAATCGGCGCGAAACAATCACAAGGCAGCTTAGTGATATGTCTGATCGTCAGGCAAACAAGATTATCAAGCAGCTAAAGAAGGGCATTTGAGTTTGCGAATGGACACCCAAGAGCAACCCACCGAAGAAGCCGTTGACCGCCGCGACTTGCTGTTGCAGCAGTTTGAGGAAGCGGAAACCCCGCCAGAAGAATCCGTCCCTGTAGAAACACAGGAAGAAACAGAGCCCGAAGAACCTAAGATTTGGGCTAAACCGCCTTCCAGTTGGAAGAAGGACTATTCCGAGCCCTGGGATGCTGTTGATCCCAAAGTGCAGGAATACATCTGGCAGCGCGAGGACGAAATGCGCGCTGGCATTGAGCCGCTAAAGACCAAGGCTCAATTGGCCGAACAGATGCAAAAGGCCGCTGAACCTTACATGCAGACCATCCAGGGCTTAGGCGTGGATCTTCCCACCGCCGTTGGCGCTCTTATGGATGCAGACCACAATCTCAGGTATGGAAGCCCTCAACAGAAGCGGGCATACCTCAACCAATTGGCGCAACAATACGGCGTTAATCTTGGTGACACGGGCGATTTCCAACAAGAAATGCCGGTCGATCCATATATTTCACAGCTTCAACAAGAGTTGTATGGACTTCGAAACGAAGTTGTGGGATGGAAGCAACAGCAGGAGGCGTCTAAGAATGAGACGCTTCAGGCTGAGATTCAAGAATTCTCGTCAAAAGCGGAATTCTTTGAAGACGCAAAGCCTACGATGATTACGCTCCTACAGAGCGGCGTCGCAAGCACACTACAGGACGCCTATGATAAGGCTGTCCGTCTTGACAACGACCTCTTTGAAAGAGTGCAGCAAGGCCAACAAGCCGCCGCTGAAGCCGCCAAGAGGAAAGCCGCCGATCTGGCGGCAAAGTCTGCCAAGGCAGCAGCGGTAAGTGTTCGGACTTCTACACCCAGGGTTCAGACGGCTACCAACGCGCAAGACAGGCGGTCCATGTTGCTCGCTCAATTCGGTGACGCGGCAGACCGTCTTTGATGAAACCCTGATTAGGAGGCAAGCCAATGGCTTATGCTAACTCTGCTGTCAGCGACATCATTGCGACGAACATTCAAAGCCGCAGTGGTGAACTTGCTGATAACGTCACCAACAACAACGCCCTTCTGCGTCGCCTGAAGGAACGCGGGAACGTCAAGACGTTCTCTGGCGGTAACGTGATCTTGCAAGAGATCATGTATAACGACGCTTCGTCCAACAACACGAACAGCTATTCCGGCTACGAAACGCTGAACGTGTCCCAGAACTCGCCCATTTCGGCGGCTCAATTCGGCATCACCCAATACGCTTCGGCTGTGACCATTTCGGGCCTCGAAATGATCCAGAACAGCGGCAAGGAAGCCATTATTGATCTGCTGGATGGCCGTATGTCGGTCGCTGAAGCCCAACTTCAGAACCGCATGAGCGGCGACATCTATCTTGATGGCACCGGCAACAGCGGCAAGAACATCACCGGCCTCGGCGCGGCTGTTCCTGACGTTCCGACCTCGGGCACCTACGGCGGCATTAACCGCGCCACTTGGTCCTTCTGGCAACCCAAGTCCTACTCGGGCGTGACCAACGGCGGCGCGGCTGTCTCGGCTTCCAACATCCAAGCCTACATGGATGCTCTGGCCGTTCAGCTTATCCGTGGCACCGACAAGCCTGACCTGATCGTGGCGGACAACAACTATTACCGCCTCTATCTCCAGTCGCTCCAGGCTATCCAGCGCATTTCGGACTCCGGTTCGGGCATGGCTGGCGCTGGTTTCGCCTCCCTCAAGTATTACGGCGCGGGCATGGCCTCCGACGTTGTGCTTGACGGTGGTATCGGTGCTTCGGCTACGGCGAACCACATGTGGTTCCTGAACACCAAGTATCTGCACTTCCGTCCGCATGCTGACCGGAATTTTGTTCCGATTGGCGGCGAACGTCAGTCCGTCAACCAAGACGCCATTGTGAAACTGATCGGCTGGGCAGGCAACATGACCTGCTCTGGCTCTCAGTTCCAAGGCGTCCTCATCGCCTAAGAAAAGGGAACGATCATGGCTTATATTTTTGACGAACCCAAGCTGGGCCTTCAACAAGTCGATCAGATTGACACCGGGGTTACTTCTGCCTCTGGCGTCTCCACCGGCTCGACTACGACCATTCCGACCCCGCCTTACGTGCTGGGCCAGATTGTTCGCGGGTTTGACGCTACCTACGGGGAGGGTGAATTCATCCTTCTCAAGGGCGTTGCCAGCACCGGCGTAGGCTCTATCGTCACCTACAACGGCACGACCTACGAAACCGCCCTGACTCCGGTTACGGCCAACCAGGCGCGTCCCGTGGCTATCTCAATGGCTGCTAACACTTCTGCCACCACGTTCTCTTGGTATCAGATTGCGGGAACTGCCGTTGCGGCCAAGACCGTTGGCGTTAAAATCAACCCGACTGTCGCCATTGGCGTCACTTCGGCGGGCAAGGTTGCGGCTTCTTCGTCCGGCAAGGAAATCCTTGGCGCACGTTCGGCCAATGCCGCTACCGTGGCCTCTGCTACGACTACCGTTGCCATCGTGATTAATCGGCCTCATATGCAAGGCCGGATCACCTAAAACGGGTGGGGGAGGGGCAACTCTCCCCCATTTCATATGGAAATTGAAATTTTCTGCAATACGAACGACGACATCCTTTTCGCTAACATTAGCGAGAACTCGCGCAAGCATCGATCCTGGATCAAGATGCTAGAAGCGCATGACGGACACGCGGTCATTGTCGGCGGCGGTCCATCGCTCCAGGAACATCTACCCACAATCAAGAAGCGCAAGGCTTTAGGGCAAACGATTTTCGCCCTAAACGGCG